TCACTTGTTCTAACTGCGTGAGTTGCGAAAACAAAAATATCGTATTTAGAACAAGGGATAAGAATTCTGCAATAAATATACTGAACTTAACTGAATGTTGGATACATAACCAAACAAGACCAGTAGAGTTTCAGTGTGAAGTAAAAGCATCGTCTTTCACCTGTGGAAACAAAAATGCAGGGTTAAGTAAGACAATCGGCGTTAAGAAACAACCTCGTAAGAGTAAGCACGCCTGTTGATTTTACATTTTTTAATTATTTTTTATGCCGTAAAATCGGCGTTTGAAATGTTAAAAGGTGTAAAGAACCTGATAATAAATATTTAAGAATAGGTCCACATGAAGATTTAATTGTTATGAGTATACAAATTAATACTATAAATAAGTATATAATACTTCAAATATTTTTAGCAATTACAGAAATTATTCGTTGTATAGAAAATGAAATAGCAAGTCCAATATTAGGTTTTAATATATACAATCCTGATAAAAAGATAATTACCGAATTTACTAAAAATGAATTACAAATCATGGCTAATTCTATGTGGTTAATAAAAAATTTAATTTCAGCATTATCTATTTTGGTTACAATATCTCAACTGGATATTGCTATACTTAAAGTAATTTATTCTGAACTAACAGCAGTTTATACTATAAGAGTTTTATTGAATGAAAAAGAATTTATTCCACAAAATATATCGGTAACAGAATTAAAAGTTTTTGAAAAAAAAAAATTATTTAATAGTTTTGTATAGTTATTTAATAATTTTGTATAGTTATTTAATAATTTTGTATAGTTATTTAATAATTTTGTATAGTTATTTAATAATTTTGTATAGTTATTTATTATAACACATATTTATGTTAAAAAGTATAAATATGTGTTATCATACCTGCACCTGCTATCATCAAAAAGATTATCAATATACATATTCATTAAATATTTGTATAAATATTTTCTTTAGTTTTGTATAGTTATTTAATAGTTTTGTATAGTTATTTAATAATTTTGTATAGTTATTTAATAATTTTGTATAGTTATTTATTATAACACATATTTATACTTTTTAACATAAATATGTGTTATCATACCTACACCTGCTATCATCAAAAAGATTATCAATATACATATTCATTAAATATTTGTATAAATATTTTCTTTAGTTTTATAGTCATTTTTGCATTAGTATTAACCACAATATTTATCATAAATGTTTACATTAATAAAATCATTATATATTATTATATAAAATTGTATAAACTTTTTGATGATTTATTTATTGATTAAAGTATAAAATATATTTTTTGTATTTTTTTATAAAACCAATATATATAAAATCAATATATGTAAAAATCAATATATGTAAAAATTAATATATATGTAAAAATCAATATATGTAAAAATTAATATATATGTAAAAATCAATATATATGTAAAAATCAATATATATGTAAAATCTTGTTGTTTAATTAAACCATTCAAGAAATTCTTAAAATCATTACTAACTGATAAATTCTTCTTTTATATTATTATCAACTTTTATATAATCTAAAAAGGTTTGAGTTTCAGTATCCATATTTATTTTTAATATACATAAATATGTTTAAGTATATTTATTTCAATTTTATATATATCTATAAATTGAAATAAAATATATCTCTAAGTGTAAAACTATAAATATATATTCTAATATGCTTTCATTTTCTGTAAATTGAAATTTTTAGTTTCAATATTATATTTTATACCTTTGAAGATTTACGTTTGGACATTTACATTTTCTTCAGTTTGATTAGTAAAGAAGTGAAAGACGAAATTTTATTTTGAAATTCTGTTGGTTTTGTTTGGTTCTTTATAGTTTATAAAATAATTTAGTTTATAATATTGTATAAATTAAATAATTTATAATAATAAATGAGTGATCATATTCCCACATTTAATGAATGGTGTAACAGTTCTAATCCAAATGAATATAGTAAAGGATTGCAACAAATATCACCATCTATATTAGAATTTTGGACACAAGAATGTAATGCAATTAAAGGTATAGCTAATGATATTTCACATATTCATTTTCCATCAGATTTAGCTAATATGACATTAGATGCTGTTATAAAAATAATAGAAGGAATGTTATCTCCAGAAGGTTTAGCAATGTTAGGTACCATGATGGGATTAAATTTAGTTTTATCTAAAATTTTTGATAATATAGTTAAAGATGGTATTGCAAAATGGTTTTCTCAGAGCTTAATTGATAATGGTATATTAATGGTAGAAAATGGTATTGTAGATATGGCTTCTGCCAATTCTAGTATTATTTTGACTGGCGTGATACGTTATGGATTAACAGAAATTGCTGCTGGAACAATTGTTGAGGGATTAATAAGAGGGGGAGTATATGCAATATCAATTTTATTAAAAGCTTTTAGTTATATTTTAGAAGAACTTATTCCATATTTAGGTGATATTGCTTTGGTAGTTCAATTAGTAGGTATGATTTTTGATGAATGGGATCCATGTCATTTTAATGATGAATTATCGGCAAGTACAATTAATCAAATGAATATATCATTTGATAATGCATTTAGAAAAACAATGTTAAGTGCTTTAAATTCAACGACAGATTCATATGGTAATATATTTTTTATAGATATATGGCCTATTGAAATTTACGCCGATAATGCTTTTTTGGCACAAGAAACTACTGGTCAAGATATATATGGAAATACAATTGATTATGATAATTTACAATCATTATTAACTGCCTATTATTTAAATAATATGATTTTTAATTCTAAAGGAGAACCTATTTGTATTCCAGTTAATCCAGGTTCTAATATTAATTCTAATACTTTTTCTAAATTAGATAATATTTTATCTAATAATAATAATATTGTAGGAAATTGGATTAAAAAATTATGGCCTATAATTTTAGTTGTTATTATTATTATTATTATTATTTTAATTATATTTATTTATAAATAAATTAATTAATTTAAATTAATATATATTGATATCTAAATAAATGATAAATCATTTAAATTTACAAAAAACTCTTAATAATACTAATAATACTAATAATATTAATAATAATAATATTAATAATTTACCATCATCATCTTTACCATCATCTTTAAAATCTCCTTCTTTTATTCCTTGTAAAGGAGCGCCAATACCTCCAGATGCAGTTTGTTGTCCTGGAACTTGGGGTGGATTTACAACTACAGATATGATTAACGCAGTTGGTTTTGCAATGGCTCAAATTAATAAAATTAAAAGTCAAGATAAAAGTTTAATTCAAAAATATTGTAAAGATGGTAGTACTGGTACTAATTGTTTTGTTTGGAAAAATCATAAAACTAATCAAACTTGGTTAGATCCAAATTTTAAACCATCATCTTTAAAAAGTACTACTTTAACTCCATATCCATGGGAATCTTGGGATGATTGGACTTCGGCAGGTCATGTTCATATAGTAAATTCTCAACTATGTAATGATGCTAGTCAATTACCATATGTTTGTGATTCTCAATCTTGTAATTTTCTTCCTAAAGATAAATTAACCAAATTATATTCACAATGGCAAACTCATTTATGTTATAATTCTACAGAAAATAATGTTTTATGTACTTCTATTGGAGAATGTCAAACAGATGAAAATTGTAGTGATAATAATAAATGTATTAACAATAAATGTACTTGTTCTATAAATGAAGATTGTAATGGAACATCTACATGTCAAAATGATGGATTTTGTAGCCCCAATGGTGCTGGTTGTTTTGTAGGTAATTTTTTATTACGACAATGGTGTGAAAATCCAATTAGTCGTTGTGGTAAATTAAGTGATGGTACTTATCCAAAAGAATGTAATGGTTCATCTACACAACCAGGAGTTACAGATGTTCCTCCTTTTTATTATAATCAAAATTTAGGTTCTTGTTTTATGACACCCGAATATTGTAATCGTTTTGGACTTGATTTTAATTTATCTAAAACATGTACTAATGATAATGATTGTAATGACCTTGGTAACAATTATGTGTGTAATACATCTCATAACCCTTCTTATTGTGTTGGTCCAAATACAGATTGTGTTGAAAATACAGGACAACAATTAGCGGAAATGTTTTTAGGTAAAACATTATTTAGAATGTGGAAATCAGGAGTTCAATGTGATAGTTTTAGTTTTACTAAAAATATTATAGAAAAATTAAATTCTCTGCCATCTACAATAGAAGTAAATATAGATCCTAAATTTGTAAAAAATAAAATTATAGTTAAAGAAAATTTTATTCCAGATATAAATTTATATATAATAGAATCCACTGATCCCAATATTCCTAAATTTCTTAGTGTTGATTACCAACAAATTAAAAATAAATATCCTTTTTTATTAAATAAAAAAAATAATATAAATTATTTAATTATTACTCGCGAACATGCAAAAAATGATAAATATTTAAAAAGATTATTTTGTGCTATGGGAACTAAAGATGATTTATCAAAATTTATTGCTGGAATTATAAAAATTAATAAAAATACTAAAAACAAAATATAAATAACATTTATTATAAGTATATAATAAATGAAAAATACTTCTTCAACTTTAAATTCTAAATCAACAATAGTTAATAATACTAATTCTAATTCTAATACTAATTCTAATACTAATACTAATTCTAATTCTAATACTAATACTAATTCTAATTCTAATACTAATACTAATACTAATTCTAATACAATTATTTATATATTAATATTAGGTTTATTTTTATTATTAATTTTGGGAGCTGTAATTACAACACTTTATACAATAAAAACGGTACCAGATCCTGTAAATAAAAAATCTATACAAAGATTTCAACAACTAAATGAAATATTTAATTCTTATTTTGGTATTAGATGGCCTTATTTTTTTATTTTTATTCTTATACTAATAATTATTATTTTTATTATTGGATTTACCAAAGTAAGTCAAAGTTCAAAAATAATAAATATTAGTGATACTAATGGTAAAATTTTAAATTGGACTGGTATAGTTATTCTATTTTGTATTGTTAGTGCTATTATAGCTTTATTTATAAATATGTATATTAATTTTGCAAAAAATAATAATAATCCAACTAATAATCCAAATTACATTCCTGGACAAAGTATAAATCAACAACAAAAACAAATATTACTAATTGGAGGAATTAGTATAATATTATTATTTATTATTATTATTATTATAGGATATTTTATTAAATTATTCTTTAAATAAAATAAATATTTAAATTATTCTTTAAATAAAATAAATATTTAAAAGATTAATTAATAAAATAAAGATTTATTGATAATATTATTAAATATTAATAAAGTGTTTAATGATAATTATTTAATTTGTTTAATACATGGTTTTGGTTTTACTGAAAATATATTAAATAGTAATAATATTCAATTTACTAATCAAAGTTATTCTAAACTATATAACTTTTTAAATTTTGGTTACATTAAAAATTCTCAAGATACTAAATATTTATCATTTAAAATTAAAAATGGTCTTTATACTACTCCAATTACTAACTTTAATTCATCTAATTATTCTATATCATTTACTGGCCATTTTTTAATAGTTATTAATCCCTGTATTTTAAATTATATTAATTGGTCGGCATTTACCACAGAATGTGGTGGTGGTGTTATGTTAAATAAAGAACATTTTAATAAGTTTATTGATATTAATATTTTTTTATATGAACTTTATAAAATAAATTATTATTCTACTAATACTAATTATTGTAATAGTAATAGTAATAGTAATTGTAATAGTAATAGTAATAGTAATAGTAATAGTAATATTAATTGTAATGCTAATGAAAATGATGATATAATTTCTTATGGAGAAATTTTACTTGAAAATTATACTAATGAATTTAATTATAGTAAATTTATAGATAAATTTATAGTAAAATCATTAACTATAACAAATGATTTTGAACATGAATTTATAGATATGATTTTAAATTTATCAAATGATAGATGGCAATGGTTTAAAAATATTTTAATTATAGATAGTAGTAATAAATATAATTTTCCTATTATTAATACTAATAATGAAACTAAACAATTTATACAAAAAATTGATTTTTATAGAAAAAAATTTATTATACATAAATCTATTTTAAACCCTAATGATTTAATTTTTTTTATTATAAATTCAAATAATTATATTGAAATATCTGGAAAAGATATAGAAGATTATAACATTAATTATATTATTAATTACAATTTTTAACTATAATTCTTAACTACAATTAAGAATATAACTAATTTTTTAATATAAATATATAATTTATATTAAAACATTTAATTTAATTTAATTTATAAATACATTAAATTTATCATCTGATTTAATTCTTTATTTTCTATTAATAAAGATAATAATACAGAATCAACCACAACAGGAACATCTAATTTCTTTTTTAAAGTAAATGTTGTTGAAAATGGTAATTTACCATTTTCATCTTGATGAATTATAATAAATTGTATTTTAGTTAAAAAATCATTAATAACTTTTTGAATAGTTCTTACACCTTTATCTGTTTCATTACATACTTTTTTAATTAATTCAGAAATTATATCATCACTTATATTAATTTCAAAATTTATTTTAAGATTTGATATTTGTTCTGGTATTAAATAATTTTTTACTATAAGAATTTTATCTTTATGCGAATAACCATCTACATTTATTATCCACCATCTATCTGCCAAAGCTTCATCTTCTGGAATTTTATTCATCGATGATATATACCATATATGAGATAAATCTATAGATATTTCCCCAAAAAAATTATCTCGAAAATCATAATTTTGTGTTGAATCTACAATATGTAATAATGATGCTCTAATATCAGGATTTTTTGATATTTTATCTAATTCATCTAAAAATATAACTCCATTTTTATGACCCATATGTGTTAATCTTTTTACTATTTCTCCTGGTTGAGCACCAATATATGTATAATCATGACCTTTAAGAAATTCTCCTTTATCAACTCCCCCAAATGATATTTGTTCAAAACCCCAACCCATCAATTCTGCTATCATTCTAGCTATTTTTGTTTTACCTACTCCAGGTTGTCCTACTAATCCTAAATTATTTTTCTTCATATTGGGATTTATTAATTTTGCACTTAAAAATAATAATATTTGTTCTTTTACTTTTTTCATTCCATACAAACATTTATCCAATTTATTTGATGCTTCTTTTATAAAATTTCTTATATTATCTACTCTAATTTCTTTTATTTTATCATGTGGAAATTCGGTTACCCATTTTAACCAGTGATTTAACTTACAATATTCTTCACTTGTATTTTCTAAATTAATCATTTCTTCATATCTTTTATATATAAGCGCTTTATTCTTTTGACATGTTTCTAACTTTAATATTTTATATTTTAAACTCAATTGTGAATTAAAATTACTTATATTCTCTTCTTCTATTAAAAATCTTTCATGTTCTTCGGGACTAAATTTTAAATATTCTTTATATCCTTTTTGACAATCTTTTAATGTATTTATATACATATTTCTACTATTTAACCAACTACTAGTATTTGGTTCTTCTCTTTTATATATTTCATACAATTGACATAATTTAGCCCGATCTTCTATTCTTAATGGTATAGTTAATAATTCTATTACATTGGGTTCAGATTTTAATATATAATTTTTTACTTCTTTTAATTTACTATATAATTCTGGATTTTCTTTTGATAATTTATTTAATTCACTATTTATATCCTCATCATCCTCTTCATCCTCTTCATCCTCATCCTCTTCCTCTTCATTCTCTTCCTCATCCTCATTCTCATCCTCTTCCTCTTCATTCTCTTCCTCATCCTCATTCTCATCCTCTTCATCCTCATCATCCTCTTCATCCTCCTCATTCTCATCCTCTTCATCCTCCTCATTCTCATCCTCTTCATCCTCTTCATCCTCTTCATCCTCATCATCCTCTTCATCCTCTTCATCCTCTTCATCCTCTTCATCCTCTTCATCCTCTTCATCCTCATCATCCTCTTCATCCTCTTCATCCTCATCCTCATTCTCATCCTCCTCATCCTCATCCTCTTCATCCTCATCTTCATCCCCATCCTCTTCATCCTCTTCATTTTTATTTTTATTCTCATTCTCTTCATCCTCTTCATTTTTATTTTTATTCTCATTCTCTTCATCTTTATACTTATCTTTTTTATCATCCTTCTTATCCTCTTTTTCCTTATTATTTTCATTATTTTTATCCTTATTGTTATTAGTGTTCTCATTGTCTTCATTATTCTTATCATCATCATCTTCATAATTATTTTTTTTATACTTTTTATGTTTATTTTCTTGTTTATTTTCTTGTTTATTTTCTTGTTTATTTTCTTGTTTATTTTTATCTTTATCTTCTTGATAATTATCTTTTTCTATTTTAATTTTTTTATTATTTTTATTATTAAAATTATTAGGTCTTTTCATATATTATATTTTATTTAATAATAATTTATGTTTTAAATTATCTATAATAATAATTCATTTCTAATAGCTCTATTTTCATAGTATTTATCAATTTCATCTCTAGTAATTTTAGGAAATAATAACCTCATTATTTCAATATTATCAAATAATTTTTCATCTTGAGCAAAATATTCACGTTGGCAATGATCATCTTCAACAAAATTAAATTTATCATTTTCTGTGGGCATAAATGTAGAATTTGACATTATATGTTTTCGTAATAATAAATTCCATTGTTTTGAATTTTCTAAAATCATTAAATTACTAATCATTTGTTCGCAATCATATTGTAAAATATGTCCATGCTTATAATATTCTAATCTAAAAATATTATCATGAAATATTGATTCATATATTTTTTGGAAAAAGTATACAATAGTATTTATTAAAAAATCTTGTAAATTATCTGCCAAACTTTCTAATCTACGATCCATTTTCCAATATCTTTTACCATCAATAATCTTTTCAAGTGTATAAAAAGTATAGGGATCTTCAATTGAAGAAGATGGATATCTCAAATATATAATATTTGAATATCCATATATATTAACAAAATACATATTTATAATTTTTTGTATTGAAAATATCCCCACAGTTACATTATTTATCATCCTAAATATTTCATTTTCATTATAAACAACATACTTAGTTGGCCAATCATAATTATATTTTACCATATTACATAAATTTTCAAATTCTTCTATATAAATAGAAGATGTAACAACTATTCTTGAATAATCTATTAATCTAACTTCTAGAGGAGATAAATGGTTTCCTATAATGTCATGTATTTTCCAATTAATAATTTTTTTATTTGCTAATATTTCTTTTAATGTATTTACTTGTTCTAATAATAAATTACTATATTCTGGTATTGTTAATCTTCCATATAATTTTTTTCTTATTTTAGTTAATTCTTTTAATAATGGTTCATAATTTTCTGACGCATTTTTAATTTCATTAAATACATTAGTAAATTTATTATTTGCATCTTCTAATGTAATAAATCTTTTATGTATATTATTCTTTTCAATATTTATTTTATTTATATTTTCTTCTTTATCATTTTCATTATAATTAGGAAAATCAACATATCTAATACCTCTATATTTCATATATTTTTTTAATTCTTTTTCAGATATTTGTACTACTTCTTTATTTACTACTTCTTTATTTACTACTTCTTTATTTACTATTTCTTTATTATTTACTACTTCTTTATTTACTATTTCTTTATTATTTACTACTTCATTATTTACTACTTCTTTATTTACTATTTCTTTATTATTTACTACTTCATTATTTACTACTTCATTATTTACTACTTCTTTATTTACTACTTTATTATTTACTACTTCTTTATTTACTACTTCATTATTTACTACTTCATTATTTACTACTTCTTTATTTACTACTTCTTTATTTACTACTTCATTATTTACTACTTCATTATTTACTACTTTATTATTTACTACTTCATTATTTACTACTTCTTTATTTAGTACTTCATTATTTACTACTTCTTTATTTACTACTTCATTATTTACTACTTCATTATTTACTACTTTATTATTTACTACTTCATTATTTACTACTTCATTATTTACTACATCATTATTTACTACTTCATTATTTACTACTTCATTATTTACTACATCATTATTTACTACTTCATTATTTACTACTTCATTATTTACTACTTCATTATTTACTACTTCATTATTTACTACTTCATTATTTACTACTTCATTATTTACTACTTCATTATTTAGTACTTCATTATTTACTACTTCATTATTTACTACTTCATTATTTAGTACTTCATTATTTACTACATCTTTTTTATCTTTTTTATCTTTTTCTTTTTTATCTTTTTCTTTAATAATTACTTTTTTTTTAGTACTTACTTTTTTAGTATTATTATTATTTAGTTCTTGAGTATTATCATTATTTAGTTCTTGAGTATTATCATTATTTAGTTCTTGAGTATTATCATTATTTAGTTCTTGAGTATTATTATTATTTAGTTCTTGAGTATTATCATTATTTAGTCTTTGAGTATTATCATTATTTAGTTCTTGAGTATTATCATTATTTAAAGTATCATTAATAATAATTTTGAGATAAGGATATTGATTAATATTAAATGTAATTTTAGTATTATCTTCAAATATAATATTTTCACATTTAATATTAGTATTTGAAGATAATAAAGTTTGCCAAATTTTACATTTAGTTTTTTCAATATTTAAAAGGTGATTTAAATTAGTAATAATTTCATCTTTATTAATATTATTATTATTGTTATTATTATTATTATTATTATTATTATTATTATTATTATTAGTATTATTATTATTATTATTATTATTATTTTGAAATAAAATTTTTGCATTTTGTGCGATAGATTTAAATTTTTCTAATTCTTGTTTATTATTATTTTTAATAAAATTCCATTGTGAAGCTAATTCTTTCATAACAATTGTGGGTTTAGTATTTTCTCCTAATTGAGATTTAATTTTTGCTCTATATTCGTCACAAAAAAATAAATATGCAGATTTAGGTCTTTTAGGTATATTTTCTTTATTCATAATAATAATTTTATATTTAAATAAATTAACTAAATTTATTTAAAAATTATATTTATAAAATTTAAATTTAAATTTAAATATAAATATATTTATAAATTTATTAATTATTATATTTTTTATATATGGATTTAAAATAATATATTATTTAAAATAAATAATGATTAGTGAAAATTCATTAATAACATTTAGAGCAATTTCTAATTTTGTAATTTGCTTGGCAGAAGTATTTGGAAAACAAAAAAAATATAGACCCCTTCAATTATATGCATTTTTAATAAACAAAACAACTTTAATTCATGAAGAAGCTATATTAAAACATATTTCTGCATTTAAAAATTTTTGTATTGAAAATAGAGAGGCTATTATTAATAAATCCCATACAGATTTTGTTTCTTATTTATCTGAAAATTCCGAAAGACATGGTGGCATAATTAAATATTCAGATAGAGTATGGATTGATATTGGAAGTATATTAAAAAGTTGTGATAAATCAGGAGATAAGGAAACAAAAAATATTATTTGGAAACATATTTTAACAATATCTGCTTTAGTAGATCCGGCAGGAAAAGCTAAAGATATATTAAAACAAAATTCTAAAAGTGGTGGTGGTGGAAGTTCAGAATCAGAATTTTTATCTGATGTAATTAATAAAGTTGAAAAAAATATAGATCCAAATGCTAATCCAATGGATGCTATTAGTAATATTATGCAATCTGGAATTTTTACTGATTTAGTATCAGGAATGGGTAATGGTTTGCAAGATGGAACTCTAGATTTAAGTAAATTAATGTCAACTGTTCAAAATATGGTATCTGGATTATCATCCCAACTTGAAAATTTAAATGATAATAATACCAGTTCAGAATTAAGTTCTATTACAAATATGATGTCTAACTTGACATCAAGCATGAAAGATTCTATTGATTCTACAAAAAATAATAATAATTTAAATGGAGAAAATAATAATCAATTACCAGATTTAAGTGTAATGATGAATATGGTAGGTCCATTATTACAAAATTTAACTAATAATAGTGCATTAAATAATATTAATAATATTAATAATAATAATAATATATTAAATAAAAAATCTTCTAATTTAATTACTGATATTGATGATTAAATTAATTTTAGTTTAGTTTAGTTTGAGTTTGAGTTTAAATTATTATTTATTAAATATGATATAATAAATGATTAAATTAATTTTAGTTTAGTTTAGTTTGAGTTTAAATTATTATTTATTAAATATGATATAATAAATAATTAAATTAATTTATTTTGAGTTTATTTAAGTTTATTTGAGTTTATTTTCAATTATTATTTATTATATTATATTTAATAAATAAATAATTTATGAAATTATATGATATTTTTATTATTATTATTATGTTAATTTTGGCTTTTTTGGGATTATTATTTATAATAATGTTATTTATTTCTTTCTATTTTTATAAAAAAAATAATACAAATATAGCTATAAAAAATGCTATACAAAATTTAAATCCCCCATGTAAAGAACTTTTTTGTTCTCAAATATTTTTAACTCAAAGTAATATAAAATTTGTAATTTCTAATAATAGTATATATTTATATATAACAATTCATAATAATAAAATAATAAATTTAATTAAACCCAAAATATATAATATAACAACTACCAAAAATTATGGTATAGCATTATATTGTGCTTATTTAATAACTTTATTAGGTATTGATAATAATAATATTAAACCAATAATTAATCCATATCCATTACATAGAATATTAGAAATGTATAATGATCCAGCAGAATCTATATTTGGTATTATGTGGTCAAGTTCTAATGTAATTTTTATTGTATTTAGGGGGACTAATTATATAATAGAATGGTTACAAGATTTAACTACATATCAAAAATATTTTTCAAAAACAAATAATAATCAAAAACAAACTAATTTAAAATCTTTATATTCAATAAATTCTAAAATATTTCAAACATTGACAAATGAACAACTAAATAATGAAATTTTAGTTCATGAGGGATTTTTAAATATTTATAATAAATTTAGAAATAATTTAATTAATAAATTAAATAAATTAATTACACCAGAAACAGTTATAATTATTAGTGGTCATAGTTTAGGTGGTGCTATAGCAACTATTTGTTCATTAGATTTATCTTTAAATTTTGATAATGAAATTATAACATATACATTTGCTGCTCCATCTAGTGGAAATACAGCCTATGCTAATTTAATAAATAATCAAAAGAATATAAATTTATATAGAATTGTAAATTTAGCTGATATTGTTCCATCGGGACCTTTTTCTACTATGCCTAATTTTACTAATAATTATGATCCCAATATATATACTCATGCTGGAAAAATTGATAATTTAATACAATTTAATGAAAATTGGAATTCATTAACTAATAATCATTTATTGCCTGTTTATATATGGAATTTATTACAATTTTAATTTAATATACTGTCTGATACAAAATACAAAATATAATTTATATTTTATATTTAATAAATACTTATGAAACAAACTTTAAAACCTTGTAAAGATTATCAATATAGGGATCCCATAACTAATAGATGTCGAAATAAATCTCCCAATAAAAAATCTAAATCTAAAGTTAAATCTAAATCTAAATCTGAAGTTAAACTTAAATCTCCCAATAAAAAATCTAAATCTAAAGTTAAATCTAAAATTAAATCTAAATCTGAAGTTAAATCTAGTAAAACTTTAGTACCCTGTAAAGATTATCAATATAGGGATCCCGTAACTAATAGATGTCGCAATAAATCTAAATCTCCTAATAAACAATCTAAAACTAAAACTAAATCTAAATCTAGTAAAACTTTAATACCCTGTAAAGATTATCAATATAGGGATCCCATAACTAATAGATGTCGCAATAAATCTAAATCTCCTAATAAAAAATCTAAATCTCCTAATAAAGATAATACTTTAAGTAAATGTATTACCAGATCAAAAGTGTCATTAACGCAAAATCAAATTAGAGTTGTTAAATATATGGAAAAAAATGATACATTATTAGTAGTTCATGGTACTGGATTAGGTAAAACATTAACTGCTATAACTGTGTCACAATGTTATTTAGATAATTATCCCAATAAAAAAATATATTTTATAGGACCAGCTAGTTTAATTGCTAATTTTAAGAAAGAAATGGTAAAATATGGAGTTAAAAATGAAAAAAAATATAATTATTTTTCTTATGAAAAAATTTTAAGTTTATATAATTCTAATAATCTTCCAAAAATAAAAAATAATTTATTAATTATTGATGAAGTTCATAATTTACGCACCCATGATAGTCAAAAATCTAAAATAATTACAAAATTATCTTTTAATGCTGATAAATTATTATTATTAACAGCTACCCCATATGTTAATAATTTACAAGATTTTATACCTATAATTAATATGTTATATCAAAAAAATATTATAGGAACATATTCTAATTATACAAAAGGTCAAGTTGAAATTTTTTTAAATAAAATGATAGATTCTGATAATTTAATGAAATTAAAAAAATTATTACATAATAAAATAGATGTTGTAATGATAGATAAAAAAGATGAAAATTTTCCATCAAAAATTGAACATTATATATCTGTCCCAATGACATCTCAATATTATAAAATATATAAAAATGCTGTAAATTATATAGATGATAAAGATACATCTTTCTCTCCAGAAATTAAATTTAATAATTCATCAGTTTTTTTTAATGCCTATAGAAAAGCTGTAAATTATTGTGGCGATGAATATTTAAGTATGAAGATAGAATATGCTTTACCTATAATAAAAAATGGTAAAACTATAATTTATACTAATTGGATACAGTTTGGTATAGATGCTATTATTAATGTTATAAAAAATGATTCATCTATAAAATATGAATCTTTTACTGGTAATGTACCTATTATGAAAAGAAAAACTATAATAGAAGATTTTAATAATGACCTTTTTAATTGTTTAATTATCACCAAAGCAGGTGGTGAGGGATTAGATTTAAAAGGAGTAAAAAATGTTATTATATTAGATCCCCCATGGAATGATTCTAGTTTAAAACAAATTATTGGTAGAGCTATTAGATATAAATCACATATACATTTACCAGAAAAAGAACGTATTGTTAATATATATTATATGGTATTAACTATTCCTACAAATATTTCTAATACTCTTAATATTAGTTCTGGTGATGAATTATTATATGCCATAATTGAAAGAAAATCTACCGAAAATACATTGTTATTGGAAATTTTAAAAGAACTCTCTATAAAATAAAAGATTTATTGATGTAAAAATTAATAATACTATTATTATTATACTTAAAGAAATAATAATATTTTTATTTGATATTGCATTTGTAAAATCTATTAAAGTAGAATTATTTATTATTTTAGACATTATTTATTACTGAAAAATATATTATTTTATTGGTAAAGATTTATAATTATTATTAGAATAACTTAATGAATAAAATTTAGATGTAATAACATTTAATGGGTGTCTTATTACATTATATACATTATTAATAAAATCAATATGTTCATCCATATTAGAAGTACTTTTTTCTATATCATTTAATGATTTTTCTACATTTTTTTTATTTTCAAATAAAATATTTTCTATTTTTTCTAATTTATCCATAATTATATTTAATTTATTATTTATATTTATTATATTCATTATATTCATTTCTTCTTCTTTTACTTTTTCTTCTTTATTTACTTCTTCTTTATTTACTACTTGTTCTTTTACTTCTTCTTTTACTACTTCTTCTTTTACTACTTCTTCTTTTACTACTTCTTTATTTACTACTTCTTTTACTTCTTCTTTTACTTCTTCTTTTACTTCTTCTTTTACTTCTTCTTTTACTTCTTCTTTTACTTCTTCTTTTACTTCTTTATTTACTACTTGTTCTTTATTTACTACTTCTTTATTTACTTGTTCTTTATTTACTACTTCTTCTTCTTTTACTTCTTTTACTTCTTTATTTACTTCTTTTACTTCTTCTTTATTTACTACTTTTTCTTCTTTTACTTCTTTTTTATTTACTACTTCTTGTTTTACTACTTCTTCTTGTTTTACTATTTCTTTATTTACTACTTTATTTATTTGTTTATTTACTTCTTCATTTATTTCTTTTATTTCTTGTTGTTTTATCATGAGAATTTCTAATTTATTTAAATATAAATATAATTTATTTAAATATAAATATAATTTATTTAAATAAATGAAAAGTACTATTGTTTATTTTGATTCTATAACAGAAAGTAAATATGGATTTTTAAGAGGTTTAATTGCATTTATTGGATTAATTATATTTATAATATTTTTATATTTATTTGATACATTTATTTTAAATAATAAACATAATTTATCACCTAAAAATATTACCAAAATTATTATATTTTCTATAATATTTTCTTTATTAATTTGTTCTGCTATTGGAGTTTTTATAACTAAAAATATATATGGTGCTTGGTTATATGGAACTTTAATTGGTTTTGTTGTAGGATTTTCTATATTTTCTGTTTATAGTATTATATCTAAACCATCTATTAAATTATTTATAGTTGCTATATTATTTACTTTTATTTCTGGTATAATATGTTTAATTACTAATCTTATATCACAACATAATGACTGGATAAAATAATTTATATAAATTCTTCTGGTTCATATTTAAAATAACTTAACCATTCATCAAAACTCATGCCTAATTCATAATGATATTTTTTATTACATTCTGCCAATATTTGTTTCTTTTTTTCATTTAACATATATTTTTCATGATATAAAGATAACCAATAAATACCCATACAAATAGCATCTGCTAAATCATGTTTTCTATTAAAAGATAAAAATTCTTTTTTTATATAATCACTACTAATATGATTAAACGCTTTTTCTTCCATAAATAATTTTCTATTTTCATAACTTTTATGAGAAATATTATAAAATTTATGAATACTTTTTGGACATACAAGTTCACATTTATTTCTATATCTACTATATATTAATTGTTCTATTACAACAAAACCACAAGGAGGTTGTCTTTCTAATATTATTTTATCTACATTATCAAAAACTTCTTGATAATATTCAAATATATGCTCCATCCAATCACTAAATGTTTTTGTATGATTTAATTTGCAATTTTTAGAACAATAAGCAAATGTTGTTATATCTATTAAATCTATTCCTACTACTTCTCTAAATTTATAATTATTATCACATACTATTCCTGCTAAACCTAAATTAATTACTCCAATATCTATACATAAAATATATTTTTTATTATCATTAAAAATTTGTTTTATATTATTTTTTATATTTATTTTAGAAAAATTATTAATCATATTAATTTCATCACTATCATCTAATAAAATCCATTCATTATTTTCATCTTCATCTATTATCATAAATAAATTAATCTAGTATATAACTATATATTTATATAATTATTCTTTATATATTTTAATTTATTTATCTATTATTATATTTTATTTATTATATTTTATTAAAACTTAATTTAACTTAATTTACTTAATTTACTTAATTTAACTTAATTTAATTTAATTTAACTTATTTATAAACTTTGAAATTTTTAATTTTTATAAAAAAAATTGAATAACTTTTATAAATAAGTTAAATAGTTTTAATAAATGGAAATTATTTCTCAATTAAATAATCATATAAATATTGAAAGTAATAATTATTCTAAACTTCAAGAACTTAAAAAACCAAAAAAAAATATAAATTTTGTTATTGAAATACAAAATATAAATTTTAATTATAATTATATTAAAAAAAAAATAGAAGAAAATAAAAAAAATAAAATAAACAAGATTATTCAAGAATTAAAATTAGTTTATCCTTTTTTAGCAGACGATATACTAATTAATTTATATAATAAATCAATATCAATATATCAAAGTAATCTTCAAAGTAATCTTTAATTTTATTATTTTATTATATAATTATATATTTAACAATTTTTTATTTATAAAATTATTATTTATAAATAAAACTGGATATAACATTCCCTTTCCCTTCTTTTCCCTTCTTTTCCCTTCTTTTCCCTTCTTTTCCCTTCTTTTCCCTTCTTTTCCCTTCTTTCCCCTTCTTTTCCCTTCTTTTCCCTTCTTTTCCCTTCTTTTCCCTTCTTTTCCCTTCTTTCCCTTCTTTACCCTGCTTTCCCTTCTTTTCTCTTCTTTTCCCTTCTTTCCCTTCTGTTTCTTCCCTCCTCTCATATTAAATCAAACCCAAACCCTTCCTAATATAAAATTAGGGTTTTAAAGAAAATTTAATTTAAAGGAATTAATAAATAAATTAATAAAGTGGTTATAGTTTATATAAAAAGTTTAAAAATAAATATTATAATCTTAATGGTCCATTTTTAATTTAAAATAATTTAAAGTTAAATTTAATTTTTAATTAAAATGGACCATCAAGATTATAATGTAATTACTTTTAATACTGTACATGATAATAAATTAAAAATTCAAAAAGAAAAAGAAAAAAATAAAATAATTAGTCAAAAAACTAATAATATTGAAAATATTAAATATGAACCCGTTAAAAATTTAGGATTAATTATTTCTCAAGCTAGAATAGCAAAAAATATAAAAACTCAAAAAGATTTTGCAAATTTATTAGGTGTGTCAGTACAAGTTATAAATAATTGGGAAAATAATAAATTAATACCTTCTAATTTAGAAATATCTAATATTGAAAAAAAATTAGGTATCAAATTACCAAGAAATAAAAAAATTATTATAGATGAAAAATAAAAAAAATTATTATAGATGAAAAATAAAAAAAATTATTATAGATGAAAAATAAAAAAAATTATTATAGATGAAAAATAAAAAATAAAATATAATAATTTAAAGATTATTATTTATTAAATAAATAATGACAACTACTTTAGTTAATGAAAAATCTAATAGTGAAAAATCTAATATTGAAAAATATAAAAATCCCGAAAATACAGAAGAAATTTTAGAAAAATTAAAAAATGTTAAATTTGGTTATGAATTATTTCAATTAATTCAAATGACATTTCCAACATTAATTTTAAACTTTATTAAAGAATATAGTTTAGATTATGATTTTTTAAATACTGTTTGGAAAGAACGATGTGAAAAAGATAATGTAACAATGAAACAAATATGTATCTTTGATACTTTAGGAGAAGATAGTAGTTATAGCGTATCTCATCGTTTTTATGAATATATTAAAAATAGTGGTTTTGATATTAAATTTAAAACAGACATTATTCAATGTACTAAATGTAAAAAAGCTCTTCCCACATCATCTTATTATAAAGTTTTATCTAAAAATGATGATTTTAAAGATAAATTACCAGAAAAATGGTTAGATACATGTTCTGATTGTGTATAAATTAATTTTCTTTATTTTAATATAATTTTTCAGAGAAATATCTGAAAAATTGTTGTATTTATATGTATAAATAATTTAGTAATTTATTAAATTTTTTCTTTAAATTTAATAAGTATTTTTTTTTATATTTTTATATTATCTTGTTTTATTATAAAAAATGTCTTCAGGAATTTGTCAATCCAATGTCACATCTGGATTCATCGATCTTGCCACCTTCGATGAAATAGAAAAATATTTATATGGTGGTCCAGAAGCTACTGCTTATTTTGTACGTGAAACTCGTAAATCTACTTGGTTTACTCAAGTACCAGTTGTATTATCTCGTGCTTCGGGACAACCTGATTTTGATCAAGAATGGGCTGTTAGTATTTCTCGTGCTGGTGATTATTTATTACAAACTTGGCTTCGTCTTACAACACCAACTCTTAACTTCAACTCTAATATTACTGTAAATGGTAGCCCTGCCGCTTTCCGTTGGACTCAAAACTTAATGCATAATTTAATTCGTGAATGTTGCATTACTTTTAATGATTTAGTTGCCGCCCGTTTCTGTAATTTCCATCTTGATTTTTGGACCGCATTCACTGTACCTGCAGGAAAACGTAATGGTTACAATAATATGATTGGTAATATACCTAGTTTAACACAACCTGTTATATCTACACCAAATTTTGCACCATCTATTTCTTCAGCAGTTCTTAATTTACCTCTTCCATTTTTTTATAGTCGTGATAGTGGGGTTGCTCTTCCTACTGCAGCTCTACCCTATAATGAAATGCGTATTAATTTTTCTTTCCGTGGTCTTCCAAATCTTGTTATTAAAAGCATGTCTACCATTCCAGCTGCAGGAGTAAATCCATATGCCCCATTAACTTCCTCTGATTTTGTTGGAAATGCTTATCCCACATTAAATCAATGCCAAGTATGGGCCAATTACGCCATTGTATCTAATGATGAACGCAAACGTATGGCTTGTGCTCCTCGTGATATCTTAATTGAACAAGTTCAAACCGCCCCCCGTCACACATTTAATCCATCCAATAATCCAATCCCTAATTATGATATTCGTTTCTCTCACGCAATTAAAGTATTATTCTTCTCTGTTCGCAATACTACAGGTCCCGCTGAATGGTCTAATTATCTTACAAATTCTCCAGTTGTTAATAATAATCTTATTAATTTCACCCCAATGGGCGCCTATGACCCCATACAAAATACTTCCCTCATATATGAAAATACTAATCGTCTTGCACAAATGGGTTCTGATTATTTCTCACTTATACAACCTTATTATGGTGCTCCAGTCATACCAACACAAACTGGATATCACATGTATTCATATTCTTTAGATTTTATTTGCCTTGATCCTATGGGTTCTACCAATTATGGAAAACTTACAAATGTTTCTATTGTTCCTGAAGCTTCAAATGGTGCAATTATCGGTTCTAATGGTAATGGTGATGTAGGAAGTGGTGCATCATGGAAACAAACATATGAATTTATTGTTACTTGTGTAAATAACAATATTATTCGTATTAGTGGTGGTGCTCTTGGTTTCCCAGTTTTATAAACTAATAAATATATTACTATTTTTATTTTAATTTATTATCACAAATTAAAATAAATGTTAAATAAATCTAAAATATTTTCATCATTAAATCAAACTAATCAAAATAAACAGATTAATCAAAATAAACAAACTAATCAAAATAAACAAACTAATCAAAATAAACAAACTAATCAAAATAATCAAAATAATCAAACTAATCAAAATAATCAAACTAATCAAA